CTGCTGGGCATCAGGAATGGTGCTTTTACCATTCGTCCTACACTTGAACCCCTCTACAGTAACTGCCCATACCCCTGGGAGAATGTTCACCGCCCTTTTGCTGATTTCCCGGCATGGGATAGGACCACTCATCCAGCATGGTGTGAGTTCGTGACGGGAGATATCAAGTGTCCTTGCTAGATAAGGGTCGTGAGACCGTAATTTTGTATAACGAAGAGACGTATACAACCCCGGATGGTAATCCCTCCATTCGTGCAAGCTCAACTCCCATCACCATCAATAATTGCGTGGTCCAGCTTCTAGCCCAGTCTGGTACAAGTGCTAGGCGTACCGAGGACAACAACGAGGGCTGGAGTTCCGAGCAGGTATACAGGCTAAGGCCCCCAAGGTCGTTTACCACGATCATTGGCATGGGCGCGAAGATTGTTTGGCAGGGTATTGAATGGTCGGTGTTTGGCAAGGTCAGGCGGTATAACGGCTCGCCCCGGACTGCTCATATGGACTACATCATCAGGCGGAACTGATGGCTAACAAGGTTGAGATCACGATGACTCAACACGAAATGAACAAGCAGTTGGCCAAGATGGGGCCAGTACAAGATGCACTACGAGACCACGCTGAGAAGATTGCAGCCAAAGCACGTGCTCTTCTGGCCCAGCATCGTCGAACCGGTGCTCATCACATTGACTATGAGGGTCATAGGAGTGATGTGAGCTTTGGCCACATTGACCACTACGTGGTGATGAAGGGTCCAGCACCCGTCTCTGTTGAGTATGGTCATCGTACCAAGGATGGTAAGTGGGTCAATGGTCTTTACGTCATGACCCGAGCAATGATTTAAGGATTCGTATGGTTGTTAGAAGGATACCACGAATCCAGGAGGTTGTTCTCCCTATTCTCAAGGCGAACTTGCCAGGAGTTCAGGTTGTCTCCTGGGTTCCTGACGTACCGGCTCGTCAATACCCAATCATTAACGTACGTAGGTTGGGTGGACTTCCACGGGATGTGGATATGTACGATCGTGCAGTCATTGAGGTCACCGCTTATGCTGATAGCTGCCTTGAGGATTGCGAAGATGTTCTTCTAGACGCACGGCAGGTTCTGTGGGATGCGTGGAAGAACCAGACAGTGGTTCCCGGTAAGGGCTCCATTGGTTCCTATTTTGAGACACTAGGGCCTACCCAGTTTGAATCGCCGTATGACGACACTTGGCGGGTTCAGTACCTGGTCCAGCTAGGACTACGGCCCGTAAGACTATAGAGGAGTTAGCCCTAAATGGCACTCAATGACAATGCGGTGGTGCTCCCTGCGGTAGGTTACATCTACGTAGCCCCGGTGGACACTGCTTCTCCAACCCCAGCCCAGATTGAATCTTTTAACCCTACTACCGGAATTTCCCCATGGGTTCAGATTGGCCACACGTCCAGGGACGACCTTCCTGTGTTTGGCTTTGATGGCGGTGACTCGGAAACCAAGGGTTCTTGGCAGAACGCATCGCTGAGGCGTGTTATTACCGAAGTCGCACAGGACTTTGTGACCTTCAATGCACTTCAGCTAGACGAGGCTGTTCTTTCCTACTACTACGGCGTATCTGACCCAGGTTCTACGGTCGGTAAGTTTGATGTAGCAAACGCGGCTACCAGTGGTATTCAGACTGCACTGCTCATCGTTATTGTGGATGGTTCGGCTACGATCGGCTTCCACGCCTCTAAGGTGTCGATCCTGCGGGACGACTCAATTGAGCTTGCCATTGATGAGTTTGTGGCGGTTCCGCTTCGTGCTTCTATCCTGAAGTCGGGCTCTAACCCACTGTTCTCGTGGCTGTCGTACGACACTGGTGTAAACCTTACGTAAGTAATCTTGGGGAGTGAGGACTCTTGGCGGACCCTACCTCACTCCCCTCTTTTTATTTGGGTCTGCCACAACGAAAGGGTTCGCCATGACTAACGCATTTACTCTAGAAGACCTGAACAAGGCACTGGCAGAAAAGTACCAGCCGTGGGTTTTCCAGGCAGGCAGGGAGAAGTTCTCTCTGAAGCAGGTTCTGAGCCTGCCCAAGGAGCAGCGGCAGGAAGTAAAGGCCATGCTGGAGAAGCTTCAGAACACTGAGGGCCTTGACGAGGACACGGTTCTTGCAATCCTAAAGGCTGTGCTTGAGCACGTGGTCGAAGGTGACAAGACCGATAAGCTTCTGGCCGTCCTGGACTACGACCTCGCCAAGATTTCCATTCTCTTTGAGAAGTGGACGGAGTCTACTCAGGTGGGGGAAGCCTAGTCCTTGCCAGCCTTATTGACCAGGCTGGTGAGGCTTTATACCAGGATTTCAGGTCAGAATATAACCTGAACTTTAGGGAGTGTGTGGGAGGTCAGCTCCCACCACTCGAAATCATCATATTGATCAGAGGGCTTGGCCTAGGATCTAGGTTTGTGAGCCAACTGCAAGGTGGACAGCAGTTTGTTGGGTGGGATAACGTTGCCTACCAAATTGCTACATTGATCGATGCTGTTAACTATACCACTTACGCTGTAATTGCTGCTAATTCCAAGCGTAAGCCCAAGGAACCAAAGCCTGCCTATCGTCCGAAGAAGGAAGGTAAGGCACAGGGCAACAACATGTTCAGAACGCAATTGGAACTGGCTAAGCAACGGAAGGCTAAGGGAGGTTAACCCATGGCAAAGGGGCCAGGTGGCTTCTCTGCGGGCCGCGTATCTATTCAGGTAGTTCCTGACACATCAGAGTTTCGAAAGAAGCTTAAGGCAGAGCTGGAGAAGGAGACCAAGGGACTCAAGGTAGAGATCCCGGTTGACGTAGATGCCGCCAAGGCGGTGACCCAGCTCAAGGCACTTGACACCGTATTGAAGCGTATCGATGGACGTAAGGTCGACATCGGTGCCAATGTCAACTCAAATGGAGATCTGGAAAAGATTTCCAAGGACCTATCCAAGGTAGGCAAGTCCGCATCCGAAGCGGCGGATGGATTTAGTTCTATCGGCCGTACTGGGGCCATCGTCCTTGCTGTAATCCTCCTTATCGCACCGGCTCTAGCTCTTATTGCTGCGCTAATTGCAGGTCTACCATCATTGCTGCTTGCGTTTGGTGCAGGCGCAGCCGCTGTGGCGCTGGGTATGGACGGTATCCAGAAGGCTGCCAAGGGGTTCACCCCCACGATTGAAAGGCTTCAGAAGAGTCTTTCGGCTACCTTTGCTAAGAACCTTACTCAGCCCTTCATTGAACTGAACAAGATTGCCCCCGTCCTGGACAGGGGACTCAACAGTATCGCTGTGTCGCTTAGCGGCATCGTCAGTGATCTGATTAAGTTCGTCACGTCCGGCCAGGGCATGGCTCAGATCAATGAAATTCTCCAGAACACTGCTCAGTTCTTCAACGAGCTACGGCCAGCAATCGAGGATGGGTTTAGGGCCTTTGTCTTCCTTGGAGCCGAGGCGTCGCGAGAATTTGGTGGGCTTGCAGCTACTATGCGCAGGTTCTCGGCGGGGTTCCTTGATGTAGTCAAGCGAGTAACCGAGAATGGAGTTCTTGGGTCTGCACTTCGCAACCTCAACCTGGTTCTAGACGCATTGCTAGACGCGTTCAACCAGTTTTTCGAGGCTGGTCTTAAGGCGATGACCGTTCTTGGTGGTCCTATCACTGTACTCCTAGTGGGGTTCACCCAGGCATTTGTTGCGTTGATGCCTATCCTCACCGCTGTAAGTAAGCTGATCTTTAACGTGGTCGGTGAGGCACTCAAGCAGCTAGCCCCTATTGTTGACGCTCTGACTCCGGCCATCCAAACTCTGGGTGAGCTGCTAGGGCAGATCCTTGTGGGCGCACTGAAGGCCCTTGGTCCCCTGCTTACTATTGTGGCTCAGATTCTCAATGATGTCCTTCTAAAGGCGATGTCGGCTATCATGCCGTTCATCCCACCTTTCCTGGACTTCATTACCCAGCTAGGTGCATTGATCGGCGCCTTCCTTGTGTCGGCGTTCCAGTCCCTTGAGCCATTCATCCAGCAGTTCCTGAAGTTCGTCACTGATCTATTGATTCAGATTACTCCACTGCTGCCGCTGATTCTTCAGTTGGCAACTGTGGCACTGAAGACCCTGGCACAGATTCTCCAGGAACTAGGTCCGGAACTTATTCAGCTAGGCAGCGAACTGTTCCCCAGGCTGCTAAATATCGTTGTTCAGTTGACTCCGGTGTTTGCCGATATAATCAAGGTGATCATTGAGCTTCTACCGCTGTTGACTATCCTTGCGTCTCTGGCGCTAGATGTGATCATTCCAGCCATGGTTGCACTATTCGCCACGATTGATGAGGTTTGGCCTTCCATTCAGGCTATCATCACTGGTGCGATGAATGTCATCAAGGGTGTGGTGAACACGTTCCTTGGCATCATCACCGGTGACTGGAACCGAGCATGGGAGGGTATCAAGCAGACCTTTGGTGGTATCTGGGAAGTCCTGAAGAACATTGTCAGGCTCGCCCTTATCGGTATCGTCGATTTCTTCATTGGTCTCCCTATCCGAATCCTCAACGCCATTGCTGGGCTGCCTGACAGCCTATTCGGATCGGGTAGGGCAATGATCCAGGGGTTCATTAACGGCATTAAGAGCCAAATCCAGTCGGTTATCAATACGGTAACCGGTTTGATTGGTCAGGTTCGCGGGTTGTTCCCATTCTCGCCTGCCAAGTACGGACCACTATCAGGCAGGGGATACACCACGTATTCTGGTCGTGCTCTGATGGAAGACTGGGCTAAGGGTATTGAGCAAGGAACCCCACGAGCGGTCGCCGCAGTTGAACAGGCCATGAATGCTACGCAGAATGGGTTGGACATCAGTGCCGCAGTAACAAGCGATGGATTTGGAGACATCCAGGGACAGATCATGTCGGCGATGTCGGGATGGGAAGTAACAATCGATGCTAATGGCATCACCAAGTTGGTAAATAGGACTAATCAGAGGAACTCACGGAGGTAAAAAGCCATGGCAACGACCTGGTATCTAGGGCCGCCTGGAGACCTCCGTGCCCTCGTCTGCCCTGAGCGTGACGTGGACGTCACTGAGGTTCGCTTTGGTGGTGTTCATCAGTCTTTGGGCGGTGCAAGGACGATGGACGTAACCGGAAACAAGCAGCAGTACACGTTCAACTGGCAGTACATCGATCCTAGTGACTATTCCTGGCTCCGTGCGCTTCATACACGGCTCATCGCCGGACCGCATAGGTTGATTGATCCCCTCAGGGTCAACAGGCTCTCACGCGGCGCCTCAGACGGTGTAATCGCACCGCATAAGTGGGTGTTCTACAACCCTTCAGCGGGTGTACTGACAAACGTGCTGGATTATCCACCTGGTGTCCTAGGGCAGCGATGTGTTCAATGGTCTTCTAGGACTGCATCTAGTTCCTTGTCGCTGGATCTGACCAAGAAGACCGACGTGTTTCCCTCGGAGACCGTAACCGTGTCGATGTACCTCAAGGGAGCATCGGCTGTATCGGTTGATATGTACATTGGATGGTACGACAAGAACGGCACCTTCCTGAGTTCTTCAACCACTACGACCCACTCGGTGACCACCTCTTGGGCCAGGTATTCTACCTCCAAGACGGCTCCTGCTAATGCGGTTCTGGCAGTTCTCACCATTGCTGCTACTGCAACGACCACAATCAATATCGCAGCCCCTCAGTTTGAGACTGGTTCCGTAGCAACCGCATGGGATCAGGGTGGGGCTAACCCAATGGTTCTAATTGATCAGCTAACCACCACAAGTCCGAGGTACCCAGTATCTAATTGCACGATGACACTACTTGAATCTTAAGGAGAATCAATGCAGGATCAGTATGAGCCGTCAGGCGAAGCAGCAGTGTCGAACGGTGAGCGATCCTTCGTTGTTTCTCTCCGTGTTGACTGGAACCGTAATGGCCTTTATGACCACGCGCTTTCGGACATGTCCAGGTTCGTGTTCTCGGCTGTTACGGATCGTGCTCTACAGGGATCGTCCCCCCAAGAGTTGGGATTTGTTTCGGGCTCCGCAGCCGCTGAGTTGACCGTTGTATTGAGTGGTGAGGATTCCTCAGGGCGTTCTCTAGCCAATATCTTCAGCCCATATCAGATTGACTCCCCATTCTATACTCTTGAACCTGTGGGCTGTGAAATCACATACTCATTGTCCATCCAGAGCCCCATCGGACTGCTGAATTACCCTCAGTTTATCGGCACGGTAAGGACGGTTAACCCAGATCGGGCCAGCAACAATGTGGTTATTACCGCATTGGACAGGGTAGAAGCACTCAGGAAGCCTGTACAGTTCCCTCCTTGGGCTATTTCTGAACAGCAGGCATCACAGGGTCGTGTACTAGCGCAGCTCATGCAGTCTCATTACATTATCGACCATGCCCTACGTCAGTGCAACACATCTACTTCTCCCTACCGTCCTATCACTGTAACCGAGGTTGGAGATGGTTCCACCACCTCAGGAACCCAGATTTTCATCACGGGCAATGGTGGTAAGACCTCGGTTATTGGGTGGGAGGATAACCCTACACGCCAGGAGTACCCAGACACTGAGCATGGTGTATTGATGTACGAGGCTATTGGGGAAACTCACCCTCAGGCGCCGTATCCATCAGTTAAGCCCAGGGTGTTTGCGGGTGTCGGCAACCGAACCGATCAGGACCTGTTGATTTACTGGGTCAGGGACCGGGACCAGATTAACTCCCTGGCTGCGAATGTGAGTGGCTTTACGCTCATCCAGGACGGTACCCAGGAGGGTTCTTACTGGTCAACCATGGCCGACACAAAAGTGTGTGCTTTCCGTACTCGTGACGAGATCGAAGTACAGATCTGGATGGGCTCGGGTAAGGTGTGGACCGAATGGGACAGGTCAAGTGGGACTCCTATCCATGTGAGTGGCACCAAGGTAACCATTCCTCACGATGGGATTGTGCACATTCACGTATGCTGGGACGCCTTCCATCCTGCTGGCATGAAGGCATACGTTTCTGCCAACGGAAACAACAGCGGTGTACAGACTGTCTCCGGACCTATTACCTGGACCAGTTCAGACGATGAACTAGCCGGTCTTGTGGAAATCGCCCGAGTCGTAGCAATGCAGGATATCTATTTCACCACCACCAACTTTGGTGGAATCGGTGATGGACTTGCCTACCGTCCAAAGACGGCTAAGTATGCAGCCTCTGTGGATCAGGGCCTAAACAGGCTATCGTTCATGCCAATCAGGAATAAGCCTGAAGCATGGGAAGTCATTAAGAGTGTAGCCGATGCTGAAATGGGCTCTGCTTTCTGGGACGAACAGGGTCGATTTGTATTCTGGAACTTTGACACCATCCTTGGCAAGCAGTCCAACATCGTACGACAGATCAGCCTGGACGATGTAACCAATCTGTCTTTTACGCGAGACCTTGATTCGGTGCGAAACTCGTATGCTATGGATCAGGCTAAGGCTAGGACCGTCATCGGCAATATCTACGAGTCTCAGGATGTCAACGAATTCGTTGTTCCGGCTGGTACTCGTAAGCGATTCAAGCTCTACGTGGCCGATGGTGTATCTCCTGAGCCAAGGCTGATGGATCGGTATAAGGATGTCAGCGGTGACCCTGTCCCAGCCTGGCGAGACCACGTGTTTCATGGTTACGTATTTCAGTGGTTCAACGGTACTTCTTGGAACGAGGCTGTCACAGGTAACACTTCGGGCGTAGATATCCTGGCTTACTACGACCAGGATGGGTTCATTATCATCAACATCTGGAATGGATGGGCTCAGCCGATTCGGCTGGCCAAGGGCAATGATCCAAACTCTACACCTGCATTCAATCTGGGTGGATCGTTCATCAACAAGTATGACAACAAGACTGAAGTCACCAAGGACACCGTCAGCATTGCGAAGTATGATGAGCGAGTACTCTCGCTTTCAGGAGACTGGTTTCAGGACCAGTCCAATGCTACCAATGTGCTGGGCAAGTTCCTGGATTACACGGTTTCGCCAAAGCCATCTTCGGATGCTATCTCTATTGCCGGAGATCCCCGCCTCCAGCTTGGCGACACGCTGCGAATCTTGGACAAGCCAGGATTTGGTGAGTACTTCGATGTGCAGATCTATGGAATCCGCCGTGAGTTTAGTGTTGATACCGGTCTGACCGATAACCTGTCTGTTCACCTTGTCGCTCCTGGCGGTAAGTGGGATGACCCAATCTATGGAATCTGGGACTCTACATTCATCTGGACCTAAGAAAGGATTGACTCAATGCCTTTTGTGGCTATGGCGAATGCGGTTCCCGGTGGTATCGCGTCTTCGTCTGAATACAACAAGGTAGTTGGTAACGTAAACTACCTCAACGATAATCTGCCTCGCGGTCGTATTGGCTCTACTTCTTCGGCGACTAGTAACCTGACCACGACCGACTCCGTTGTTGACTCCCTCACTGTGACTTTGGTATCAGGCCGGAGGTACCGGGTAACCGCGTGCTACGTCTACGGCACGACTGCTACGAACTACTTCTTCAACCTGAGGTATAAGGCGGGCACTACCGTAGACACGTCTGGTACGAGCTTCTTCAAGATTGCACCTAACGGCACTGCTTCACAGAACACGCCGGTAACGCTTGTGGGTGAGTTTGTTGCCCCGTCGTCTGGCTCGTTTGTGATTGCCGCAACGTGCAGGACTGGTACTAGCACGGGCACTATTCCCAATGACGGTACCAACCACCAGAAGTTTTTCTGTGTGGATGACGTTGGCCTCTAGGAGTAAAGGTGCTTGAACCAGTGCATCAGATTGGGATGACCGAATTGTACCAGGAGCTTAGGTCTTTGGGCGATAAGCTCTCAGACTACATGAATAGACAGAACGTCGAGTCTAACGGCTTGCTTCACAGAGTGGACGAGCTGGAAAAAGACTTGGCGGAGATGAAGTCTAAGCAGGAAGCCGAAGCGGTACGCAGGTCAAATACTAGTTTTCAAATCAAGATGGCGTTCGCAACGGCCTTGCTGTTCCCCGTCTTGGTTGCTGTCATAGTAGGCTTACTAGCAATGAAGGGAATGAACTGACAACATGCTAACCAAGGCGTATTGGTCGAGACTGGCTGAAGATTCCTGGACTGGCTTTCTAGCCGGTGTAGGTTCCGCCTTTATGGGTGATGTAGTCAATGCGTGGAACGTGGATTGGAAGGCTGCTCTTGGACTAGGTGTAGGCACTGCGGTGCTTATGGTAGTCAAGGGTGGGGCTCTGGCCCGTGTCGGCGCAGAAGACTCCCCACGTCTGAAGTGACCAGATCAACCGAGTTGTATCAAGTAACCCCCGTGACCCTGAAGGTCACGGGGGCCTTTTTGTTTTTACCCCTTCCGCCTATGCCATACAATGTATGCGTAGAACGGAGCCCACATTCCACCAGTCAGGATAATCGCGATCCAGTGCCACACATGCATGGTCCGCTTCCGCCTGTGCTGGCCAACCACGTAGACGTTGGTGGTATGCGGAGGATAGTAGGGATGAGGTTGATTCCCAGGTTGGTGCATGATCCTCCTTATTTAGTTGTCGACCGCAGTGTACCATGGCCTGTCAACCGTACCAATCGGGTGGCTCATCAGGGACGGGCGGTCGTTCTAGGTGCTGAGGCGTTACCACCCGGACCACGCCGGACGCCCAGATGGCCTTGTAGCAGCCGTAGCAAGGCTCTCGCGTGATGTAAAGGGTAGACCCATGGAGGTCGCTTCTGTCACAGTACAAAAGTGCGTTCAGCTCGGCGTGGATGGCTACACAGTTGGCGTAGCAAGACCCTGGATCAACGCTAGAAGCTGCCCTAGGACAAGATTCACATCCTGGCTGTCCTGTGGGTGCGTCATTGTAACCTGTACTTCTGATCCGCTTGTCAGTACCAACGACAACCGCACCGACTTTATCCCTAGTACAGGAACTACGTGCCGCAACAGATCTAGCGATTCCAAGGAAGTATTCATCCCAAGTCGGTCGTCCTTCCAATCGTTTCTCTCTTCCATTCTTCATCCCACTCCTGCCCGCAGTTGAAGCACTGGCGTACAATCCAGTACACCAACACCTCAATAAGGCTACTCTCATAATTGGTGCGCATCATAGTAGGTTCTTTGTCAGCATCCCTGCCGTCATACCAGGGTGTAACTGGAATCGGTACGATCCTGGCCACTACGCCAAACTTGTAGTCCCTTCCCATCTTCACCCGAGGCATGAAGTGTAACCCAAAGGCACCACAAGACGGACAGTCACAGAAAGGAACTACATTCATTTAGGCTCCTAGCACTCGGGACAAGAAGAGACACCATCGATGGAGCAGGAAGCGCTCTTGCACCTCCAACAAGTTACGCACATCAAAGCGTCTCCCCTAGGTCAATGTTCATGAACTCGTAGATATCCTCGAACTCCGCCGTATCGGGCTGTCCGTCCTTAGACCTAACGACGTCGTAATCTACTAGGCTAACGCCCTTCTCAAGAACATTCTCCCTCAGCCAGTCAACAGCCTGCCACTTATACGTGGAAGTGAGTCGCCAATCTGGGGTGTCGTTCACCCATTGAACGATGGTGTAAACATACTTAGCCATTAGTCGTCCTTTTCCACATCCTCACGGATCTGAGCAAGGAAGATAACTGCATCATCGTCCAGGTTCGCAGTCTCCTCCCATCGCTTGCCTGCCATGCTCAGGTTACGGTCATCTCGCTGAATAGCCTTCAGGCTTTCTGGCTTGTTGTCATCCTTCTTACCCATAATTTACTCCTAATTCTTAGGTGGTCCGGGGCACACGTGGGCCTCTAACTTGGCGATGGTTGCAAACCCTTGAAGGCAAGTCTGACAAATCAGCACTACTCGTCTTCCTGTTCTTGCTCCCACCTCAGAAGGTCCTTGGCAGCCTGTGCAGCGCGCTCAATTGACTCCTGATCCAGCTCTTCCTCAGACTTGTTATCCTCTTCCTTACGGTGCTTGCCCATCACCAGTCCTCCTCTCCGTGAGCAAACCGCATGATGTCCTCGTAAGCCACCTTGGTCCACCTGGCGTCGTTCAGTGCGTTATGTGCGGTTGACTCTTGCTTGGGGAATTCATACTTCCATCCTTCATTGTGGAGCATGGTCTTAATTTGCTGGATATCCTGAGTGAACCACGGAACTCCCTCAGGCATGTCCACCATCCGACCAAAGAGCTGAGCAAGCACGACATGATCGTAGGCTGAGTAGTATCCCCACAACTCGTTGTCGAACTCTGTCTCGTCCTTGGTGATAAACCTATGCACATCACGTGCAATAACGGGGTTATATTCCTGGGCATGCGAGCTGAAGAGGTGAGGCCACACGTTATCCCACAGCCAGTGCTCATGAGGTACTCGAAGCCAGTCAAAGTCCTTGCTTTCACGATAGAATTCTCGACCATCCTCAGCAACAATCCCAATAGAGATCAGGTCAATGGTAGAGCCATCCTCGTAAAACTCAGTGTCATACCAGTATTTCATGCCATAACCTCCCACTTACCATAGGGCCTGTGTACAATCCTGTACTCCTTGCCAGCACCGCGACGGTAGCCAAACCTTGAGGCAGTCATCTGCGCCAGTGCGTTGTTCACACTAGACTTACTAGGGTACCAATTGTCCTTGTTAAACCTATTGGTGTACACAAAATGCCATTCAGTGGTGTCATGACCCATAACACCAGGCTCCAAGAACCTGTACTGGATGTTGTATTCGTATCCATCAATCGTCATCAGTAACATCCTCCACGTCTATGTAAATCGTCTCGTCCCATTCAGGTGACTCCAGGTTAAGGAAGCTATAAGGGTCCTTCAAAAAGTTATTCACAAGAGCATCCACGTCACTTGGGTTCAGTTCGTCGCTGGCCCACGAGAAGTCGTACACCATAGTCAGTCTAAGTCGCTTCATACGTCTTCCTCCGAATCCCACCAGTACAGCCCAATAGTGTGCCCCTTGAAGGCCATGCAGTACCCCATAGCCGCATGCATCTCATCAAACGTCCAGTGCTTCAGGTGCGCCTCGTAAGGGTTACCATTGACTTCACCCTGAGGTGAATGGACGATAGGGATGCTGACCAGAATCCACCTGAAGTGCTTCTTGGCCTCAAGGATCAGCTTACGTGCATCGTCCTCAGGCATGTGCTCAAGGACGTCACCGAAAATTGCAAGGTCAGTCCTGTTGTCCACACGACCGATGAAAGGATACTCACGTACGTCCTTGTTGATGACACGGTTGTAGTAGGCCCACAGACCGTACTGGGATACATACGGCTTCCAAATTTCCACGCCTACCCAGTTAAGAGTTGTCCTTCTGTCATCCATCAGCCGTGCGTAGGTGCCGTCCCCACATCCCATATCCCAAACACATTCAGGATCAGCTTCTTTGATCAGGGCCTTGGCAATGAACTTACCCTGCCTATCAGAAGTAGGCATTAGATCTCCCTAGTGCCCTTGGAAACCGTGTAGAAGTCTCCGCACCTGCAAAAGTAGTGGTCCTCGACGGCGTAGACGTTCTTGGTGTCGTCAGAGTTCCGACCAAGCGGATTAAGCACTTCCGTTTTTTGGTAGCTGTGAACGTGGTCATCATCTTTTCCCATCAATGCCCCTTACATTCTGTAATCGGTTTACCGCACAGTGGGCAGCTTGGGCTGCTCATCAACTTCCCTGACCTTCCAGCACGGAACACCCTGAAGACAAGCCTCAGGATCTGGGCAATCATCGCACATCACTGCTCCCACTTATGGTATGCATCGTTCTCAAGAAGAATCTTGTACTTAGCCTGAGTCTCCTTGTGATAGACGATAACACCCTCAGCCTTGGCTGCAAGCTCGATAGTGTCACCCAATCCAGGAACGGTCACCGTGCGACGAGCAGCCCCCTTAACCTTAGTACCATACAGTTCAAGGCCCTGAACGATGTCAGGAATGGTCCACAGGTTAGCCTGGCCGTGGAACAGCAGTGGGACCGTTTCCAGGCCGTCAACCTTGTTCAGTTGATACCCGTTTGCCTCGGTGTACTTGGTGGCATGGAAGAGCGCAAATCGCTTGCCTTCAATACCCAGAGGATTCTTTTGAATACCCTCACCATACCATTCACCATAGTGGTACCCATATCCCAACGTGTCGGTAAGAGCACCTGCATTCTCGTAGACCCACTTAGCGAATCCCATGTTGTCATCGTCAGGGGTAATCATGCGCTTACGGGACTGAGCCTTGACCTGACCATTGTAGATGACAACGCACGCGTTGGTGCCGTCAATCTTCTCGGTAATGGTCAGGCCCTTGTGCCACCTTGGAGTGGAAGGCCACTTGCGGAACTCACCCATTGTGTTACCACGCTCGTAGTCCTCAGCAAGCAGGCCGTACTCCCTCTCCAGGTCAGCCTCACGTGCCTTGGCAACCTCAGCAACAAAAAGTTCAAGCTGTTCCATGTATTCTCTCCTTAAACGTAGTCGTCGTAGTAGAAGCACCTGACCTTGAGCCTGGCTTTGACTGCCTTCTCAAGAGTGGTCATGGTGCCGTTGGAAAAGTCTCGGATGAAAAACAAAGCCACGTCTGGACGATAATCCACCATGGCCTGATTACGGATGTGAGTTGCAACCTTGCCGTATTGGTCGTAATCAGGAGGATAGTCAATCACCTCCCAGCCACGATTGATTGCGTAAGACCTGGCAATCGCATCAGCACCACGAGCCCTGCCTTGAATAAGACGCATGGGCTGGTCCCACTCATCAAGTAACTTTCCGTTAATTACATAGTCGAGATCCCAGTTAAGGGACCCCGACACCATTACGGTCTTCATTCCAGATCTCTCCTCCAATTAGCCATATGCGTAACCGGCCCTGTATCAAAGAAGTCAACAGTAGTGTGATAAAGCACCTGCCTCACCACACCACCAAGGACCATGGTTGTCACAGAGAACTGGTCCTCCATCCCCCACTGGTTACAGTAGTGACAGAAGACGTATTCTCTGAAGGGCTCTGTATTCATCACATCACCTTGAAGAAGTCCTCAATACGACCCTTGTAAATATAATTTACCTGAAAACCACTAGGGAAAGTCAGTTTGCCCTCACACTTATGGTGCTGAGACATGTAGTTGTAGCCAAAGTTGCCAAGACGCAGAAGGACTTCCACCTCAGAGTCGTCAGCAATTACGCCAGTGAACTCATACGACTCTTCCAACTCCTCTTCCTCGATGAGGTCAATCAGTAGATCAATTGCCTCTTCGTTACCATCAAGCTGAAGCCAGAAGCACCAGGTCTCACCCTCATGTTCGTTATGCTCCAGCATCTGAACGAACTTCTTGCCCATGACATTCACACTCACATTCATACCAGGCTTCACAATCTCCTCCGCACTCTTCGTACTCGCAAGGACCATAAATGATCCCGTCTGTACATGACCAGACGCCGTAGGTGACGCACTTAGTACAGGTCATGCTGCCACCAACTCCCTGTCATAGATTTCCCAGTTGGCTTCCTTCTCCTCCTGAGACTCACCCATGTAGAACGAGCCCCAAGAACGGTTGCCCACTTCAGCATCCGTGTCAATGAAAACATCACCCATCGACTCAGACATCAGCTCTGCAATACGCCTAGACCCCAACTCAGCATGTGCAATCGGCAGCGATGCGATCACTTCATCATGGATCGGAAGACGCATGTATGGAGTGAAGCCAGCCTTGTGGAGCTTGACAATCCCCCTACACGTAACATCCCGAGAGGTCGACTGCACCATATAGTTCAGCGCAGAATATCCACGGTCATGGTCAACCGGAAGGACTCGACCAGACGGAGTGACGATGTAACCCTGCTGTCCTGCAATCCTGGCCAGCTTATCAGAGTACTCCTTCACTCCAGGGTAGCGCTTATCGAATGCTTCAACCACTCGCTTGGCCTGAGGGAAAGTCAACCCAGTCTGCTCAGACACCGTCTTAGCGCCACCGCCGTAGACACGACCAAAGTTCACGACCTTGGCGTACTTACGCTCCTTGGAATCCTTGGTGATGTGTGTTCCCCATGCTGCCTGAGCAGTCATGAGGTGGAGATCTGCGCCTTCTTTGAACGCTTGAATCATGGTTCGGTCACCCGACAAGGCCGCAAGGACCCTAAGCTCCTGAGCCTGGTAGTCAACCGACACCATTCGTTCGCCTGGATCGGAGATAAAGCACCTACGAATGATCCAGTCACCAGACGGGAGAGTCTGGGCGGGAATTCCTGTGATGCTCATCCGACCAGTGCGAGCTTGGAGGGTATTGATAGACGCATGGCACCTACCATTGGAGTCCATGTTGTCAAGGAAACCCTCAACCCACGTAGTCCGCCACTTCCTGGCCTTCTTGGCGTCCTGAACAGCCGTGATGAAGTCGACCTGCTTTTCCGACCCCATCTTCTTGATGCCCTCGATTACCTTTTTGTCAACCTTGAACTTACCCGTTGCGGTTCTGTCCTTGAGTTTGATGCCCAAGGACATGAGCACTTCTGCCACCTGTTCTGTGGAGTTCACATTCTCACAACCATACGAGGCTGCGATCTCCATGCAGGCATGCTCGGTACCTTGCAACCTAGCGGCTAGCTCAAGACTGTAATCAACATCGAGAAGGAATCCAGTCCGCTCGTAGTAAGAACAAATCTCGGCGACTGTGTGCTCAAAGCTGATGAGAGGTCGCGCTGAATGTGGGACCAGAGAAGGTAGTTTTGATGCCAGTCTGGCTGCGAGGATAGTGTCCATTCCCGCATAAAGGTTGTACATGCCGTCATCCAAATCCACCTTCTCCCAGATCTTAGCCTTGGTTGTCTTGTACTTCTTTGCCAACTCAGACATAGAGCCCTTGACCTTGTCGGCTACATCAGCATCGATGTAGTACCTAGCCAGGTCCTCCAAGGAGGTACCAACACCTCCCTTCTCAGGTGCCCTAGGGTCAATCAGCATGGCGTACAGCTTAGTGTCCATGACCTTTGGCCACAGCTCTTCCAGCCTCACACCCCAGAGCTTGTCAAACACCTGCAAGTCATACATACCGTTCTGGAAGATGAGCTTGTCCACACCGCGAAGTGTTTTCACAGCATCATCAACAAATACACCACCCTGTTCTACCGGTAGAATATACGACTCGTAGGGAGTCCCTACCTGGAAGAGTCTTCCCTTGAATCCAGGGGAGTGGATTTTCAGTCCTGTCGTTTCCGAGTCACAGGCAAGAACCTTCAAGTTCCTTCGAACAAAATTTCGGTACTCTTCTAGGTCGTCTACCGATTCTACTCGACGGATCTTTACCTGTTCACCAGCAACCCGATAGGTTGCCGTCCTCACTCAGTCCTCCACGACCTCAAACTCATCAGGGTCCATAGGAATGCGCCGAAGGCTGTCGCTAAAGGTGACGTAGTATTCCCACCCATTAGGCTGTCCTTCCTCGATCTCACCCAGGTCACCCAACTTAGGGTCATCCTCAGAGGGCCACTTGAAGGTATTACGAACTCGGGTACCTACTGCAAGCCTGCTCACTTGTCCTCCTCCAATTCATCGGCCAGATCATAAAGGGTGTCATAAAGCAAATCTGCTGCTTCACGAACAGTCCTAGAATCCTTGTGCTGGATAGCCCGCCAGTAGCCTTCCTCAAGGCCCTTGATTCGGTGCTCGTAATCCTTGGCGTCCATCAGAGCTCAACCTTGTCCAGCTCTTCCGCCAAAACAGCCCATGAGCCATCCCACGCGTGACCCCTAAGATCCGGATTGTCAAGCTTAATGTACAAGCACTGCGGGGCATCCGGGACCTGGTCCGTAATGATCCCAGACTGTCCGATAAGGGCATCCCGGTAAGGAACAAGCGGGTCGAACTGGTCATTGATAACTGCACGGTCGCCAATGTTAAAGTTCATTAGTTCTCCTCCTGTGTGATCTGCAAATTAACGGTGAAGCCGTTCCTACGAAGTTCGTTTGCAAAGAATTTAATTAGCTCTAGATCCAGATTATTATCATCCCATCTAGTTGAAATTCTCTTTACAAGCTCAATAACCTCTTCCTCTTCTGCCCAGTACAGTTGGTCTGCCAAGTCCTTGGGACTGATGCTGAATTCAAGATCCATACTTGCCTTCGATATCCTGAACTGAATTAGGTGCAAGCACTCGCAGGTGCTTGAGAACTTCTTCTGCAAACTGCTGAATTTCCTTGTCGGCCGCAATGTGATATCGCTTGGACAGCACATCACGCCACGCACGAATGTTTCCGGTCACTACCATAGGAGAGTCCATCATGTTTGGAAGGACAGCCCTTGCTGCTTCGCGTGCTTCCTTGCGCTTGTACCCAGCATCTGTGAAGATGGTGACTAGGTTGGCGTACGCCTGCCTGACCACGTCTTCCACATCAATAAGCTGTTGATTAGCGTCTAGAGTAAACTCGTGATTCAGTTCATCTAGAATTGGAGGGTTAACCATGCCCAAGTTATTCGCATCTACATATCGCTGGGATACTACAGAGAAGCTCAAGTGACGATGGCGAGACAACTCTGCGAGAAGTGAACGACTCACACCCTCCACAAAGAAAGTCACACTCCCATGTTCCATCACCGAGAAATGTGACTGTGAAATAATGTTTGACAGGTAACCTTCGTTGGATGCAGTCTTGGCATTCGGCCTGTTCCATGACTGATAGCAATTCCTTCCTGCCAACTCGGCTAGCTCATCAATCTGTGCGACATGCTCCGCTGATCCACCAAAGAAATGCTGTTGGTACGGCGTCTCTGTCTCAATGGCAGTCATGAACAGTGCGGTTGCTGCAATTGGAATTACCTTCATGTATCTCCTTCAAAGAGGTGTGGGGTTTTGGGTTGGACTGTACACGACTGTCCCCACTTCAACGCCGCACAGCGAAGCGTCACCAATACTAATTACTTACCGAAATCGTTGTCCCACACACGACCCCTGGGGCAACCCTTAGGGTCAACCTTGCAGTCAAACGCACCCCACAGCTTCTCGTTCTTCCCGAGGCCAGTCTTGAACTCCATCTCACCGTGCTGGCAGAACTCCTGCCTACCCTTAGGGTGTGCCGTAGCCTGTGCTGGCTTACCCTGAGTTCGGGCCTGAGAGCCTCCCTGAGACGTCTTAGGGGTTTCTCGGGTAGGGTCACTAGGGCGAAGCTCCCTGAAGCGCTTAGAAGCCTTCTGAGTGGCATCAAGAAGCGTTCCGAGCTTCTCGTAATCGGTCACCTGAGCAACCGCGTCGTCCAGATCATTAGCATGAATCACAACCCAAGCGTCGTCGTAGTCTCGACCACCCTTGAGGGTAACAACAACCTTACCTTCGCTCATGGTGCTTACCGCCTTCACATTCTTGTCATCATCAGTTTCAGTATCGAAAGTTTCGTTCGTGACTTCCCAAGGCGGAGTTTCCGTCTGTGCCTCATCCCCGTCAGGCACGTCATCCTGACCAGGCGCAAACGGATCGTACTCTTCCTCTACTACCTTCTTAGCCTTTGGTGGCATTACACATCACCTTACTGGGCATGCACCCGTAGCGCAGTCATCATCGACCGATGACTCGATGTTCTTGACAGTCGACTGTTCATACTGCTCCTTAGTGATACGTTCGTAAGGAGCTTGCTCAAAGGATTCCTCAGGGAAAACAGTCATCCCCTTGAGATCCGGGCCGTAGACCCGAATGTAGTTCATAACCTCTTCAACCGTGTAGTCGTTTGGGTTGATATTAGCGGTGTATGAAATAGCATTGTCGGCCCAGCAGTGCTGGTACATCTCTTGGAACTCCAGCATCTGGCCTAGAGTCAGATCAGCCGGAGTCTGCACGATCTTATCGGGATCGAATCCCATGGCCTCGACCTGCTCCATGAGAATGTCCTTGGTTGGGATGGAAACAATCATGGTGTTCTCTTCAACCAGAGAAGGTTCAACATGGAAGCCACGGTTGGCATAATCCATGCAGGTCTCCCACTGTTCTGGGTCGACCATGGAGAACCTGATTCGCCTGATGTAATACCTTGCAAAGATAGGGTGAATACCCTCACTTACGCCAGGCATCTTGGCAATCGTTCCTGTTGGTGCAACGGTCCTGAGCTTTACTGGTACAGGGATACGAAGCTGGTGGCAATAATCCCTGGCTGCCTGGTCTACCGTTTCTGCCCACAGTGCCAGCTCCCTAATGAAGTCTGACTGCGGGGCGTCTGAATACTTAATGCCAAGCATTGCAAGAGCCGACGCCACGCCAAGATGACCAACACCCACCCGACGATTCCGAAGAAGCACTTCACTTTGCTTCGGGTCGGTAACATCTCCATAGGTCGCCCTAATCAAGAACCTAGTCATGTACATGTGAGCTTCAGCAGCCTTTTCCTTGTCCAAAACGGCTCGCCTAGGCTTCATAGGTCCATTAGGGTCAGACCCTCGGATCTCTGGCTCGTCGTAGACAAAGGCTGCAAGGTTCACATGCCCTAGATTGCAGTTCTCCCAGGCTTCCAACGTGATCTCACCACAAGGATTGGTGCAGATAACTTCGTTGGGTTCGCCTTCCTGAGACAGTGAGTAGTTCCAAAATCCAGGCTCACCATTGTGAAGCATTCCCTCAGCCAGCTTCTTCAGCACCGTGTGTGCATCGTAAACGATGTTCATATGATCACCGCTGTTGATGCACTTGAAGAACTCATCAT